TTACTTCTTCGCCTCTGCAACCACTTTACTACCCACGCCGCGGTTATTGTATTCCCACATGCGGTTGTAGTTAGTGTCATTCAGATTGCGCTGTATTTCGTCGTTATCATCTACGCTGCCGGTATTACCCGCAAACGGACGATTAGAGATCACCGCATCGGCCCACGGTTTAGCCGTGTTAAAACCTTCGTTGATGGCGCTATCACGGATCACCACCTGACCGTTGGTATTGGCATCAACATCCAGCGAGCGGCCCAGTTGCGCCACACCATCACCGAAAGCATTGAAACGGCTGTTTACGGCGAGGAAACCGTAGTAAATGTTGTACAGCGTAGCCGGTGCAAACACATACGCTTCTTGCTGAGTACGTGAGTTCACCACGCGGAATTCGGTGTTATCGAACACCACTGCGCCGCGACCAGAAACGATATCCACATCCCCTTCAATGTAGCTGTTGGTCACCAGCGTACGCGGCTGACGGTTGGTTTCCAGACGGTTCTGCACACCGCTGTTGGTGACAAAGAAGGTGTTCTGACGACCGAGAATGTTAACGTTGTTAATCTGTACCTGGTCACCATCAGTACGCAGTGCCACCGCCGGATGGTTACCTGCATCTACGCTATCGCCCAGCGTGTTTTCGATGGTCAGATTTTGCAGTTGCAGGCCATTGTTTTGTGACCAGAAGACCGCAGAGCAGAGAACACCGATACTGTCGCTGCGTTTGCTCTGGCAGCTATCGTACATATACCACGCTGGTTTACCTGGCATATATTTGCCGCGCGGGTTGACGTCGTGACGCCAGTCGGCAGGGCTCATGCCACCATCAAGGGAAAGCCCAATCTTCACATCAATCGGTTTTTCACCTGTACCGTACAGAGTAATTCCACCCGGAGCGGCAGGGACATATACCGTTCCCTGATACTCACCAGGCATCACGGCAATATACTGGCGCTTGTTGGTACGCTTGATAATTGCCGCATCTACCGCCGCCTGAATCGTGGTATGCGTTACACCTTGAGTGCCCGCCGGGCCGACAACAAAGTCAGGTTGCGCAGGCAGGGTAATCGGGGAAGGATTCCACGCTGCAGCACCTGGTGTCAGGGATGCAAAATAGTGTTGAGCATCGAAATTCTGCGCTTCTTTTGCCGACAGAATCGGGCGAGAAGAGGTACCAGGCGCGGTTTGATCAGAAGGACGTTGATCGGGCGGGGTTGAGCTACAGGCGGTCAGCGTCACGCCAAAAGCCAATGCCAGCGCCAGACGGGAAACTGAAAATGTGTTCACAGGTTGCTCCGGGCTATGAAATAGAAAAATGAATCCGTTGAAGCCTGCTTTTTTATACTAAGTTGGCATTATAAAAAAGCATTGCTTATCAATTTGTTGCAACGAACAGGTCACTATCAGTCAAAATAAAATCATTATTTGATTTCAATTTTGTCCCACTCCCTGCCTCTGTCATCACGATACTGTGATGCCATGGTGTCCGACTTATGCCCGAGAAGATGTTGAGCAAACTTATCGCTTATCTGCTTCTCATAGAGTCTTGCAGACAAACTGCGCAACTCGTGAAAGGTAGGCGGATCCCCTTCGAAGGAAAGACCTGATGCTTTTCGTGCGCGCATAAAATACCTTGATACTGTGCCGGATGAAAGCGGTTCGCGACGAGTAGATGCAATTATGGTTTCTCCGCCAAGAATCTCTTTGCATTTATCAAGTGTTTCCTTCATTGATATTCCGAGAGCATCAACATGCAATACTGTTGGGATGGCAATTTTTACGCCTGTTTTGCTTTGCTCGACATAAAGATATCCATCTACGATATCAGACCACTTCATTTCGCATAAATCACCAACTCGTTGCCCGGTAACAACAGCCAGTTCCATTGCAAGTCTGAGCCAACATGGTGATGATTCTGCTGCTTGATAAATTTTCAGGTATTCGTCAGCCGTAAGTCTTGATCTCCTTACCTCTGATTTTGCTGCGCGAGTGGCAGCGACAGGGTTTGTTGTTATATGGCCTTCAGCTATTGCCTCTCGGAATGCATCGCTCAGTGTTGATCTGATTAACTTGGCTGACGCCGCCTTGCCCTCGTCTATGTATCCATTGAGCATTGCCGCAATTTCTTTTGTGGTGATGTCTTCAAGTGGAGCATCAGGCAGACCCCTCCTTATTGCTTTAATTTTGCTCATGTAATTTATGAGTGTCTTCTGCTTGATTCCTCTGCTGGCCAGGATTTTTTCGTAGCGATCAAGCCATGAATGTAACGTAACGGAATTATCACTGTTGATTCTCGCTGTCAGAGGCTTGTGTTTGTGTCCTGAAAATAACTCAATGTTGGCCTGTATAGCTTCAGTGATTGCGATTCGCCTGTCTCTGCCTAATCCAAACTCTTTACCCGTCCTTGGGTCCCTGTAGCAGTAATATCCATTGTTTCTTATATAAAGGTTAGGGGGTAAATCCCGGCGCTCATGACTTCGCCTTCTTCCCATTTCTGATCCTCTTCAAAAGGCTACCTGTTACTGGTCGATTTAAGTCAACCTTTACCGCTGATTCGTGGAACAGATACTCTCTTCCATCCTTAACTGGAGGAGGGAATATCCTGCACTCGCGTACCCATCGACGAACTGTTTCAAGGCTTCTTGGGCGTCGCTGGCGTGCGTTCCACTCCTGAAGTGTCAAGTACATCGCAAAGTCTCCGCAATTACACGCAAGAAAAAACCGCCATCAGGCGGCTTGGTGTTCTTTCAGTTCTTCAATTCGAATATTGGTTACGTCTGCATGTGCTATCTGCGCCCACAGCATCCAGTGGTCATAGCAGTCGCTGATGTTCTCGGCTTCGATAACTCTGTTGAATGGTTCTCCATTCCATTCACCTGTAACTCGGAAGTGCATTTATCATCTCCATAAAACAAAACTCGCCGTAGCGAGTTCAGATAAAAGAAATCCCCGCGAGTGCGAGGATAGTTACTTGTTCATATTATTAATCGTCAATGTATTTTGAGCATTGTGGGCAATCATCGATCCCACAATACGATTCATATGCATCCTTTATTGCGTCGCGGGCTTCAGTAAGAGTATTGAATAAGTTGCAGCTATTATCTTTTTGATATAGGTAAGTTCCTAATTTATAAGCAGAAGAAGCATCATTTCCGCTGTCTAAAATTACATCGTTATGGATTCTGCACCTTGCAAGAACTCCTGATCCCATAAGGGTCTGCATAGCCCATTGCTCTTGATCTTCACACAAATCATGAATGCTCATTTCAACACCTCTCTTCACGTTTCACACACGTTAAGATTAACAGTGTTTTTACATGCTTTGGAAGATTTATTTTATAAAAACTCTTTTAATACAAATAGATATAATAGTTCACTATTATAGCTCCTTTAATCGAGGCGGTTCTGGTAGAGGCATCCAGTGGGTTACACCGCCAATTGGCTCATCGTCGTCGTACTCCAATGCGGCTATATAGAACCCGTCACGACGAGAATAAGAAATCCCGGACATTACAATGCCATCCGAAACAACAATAATGTCACCCGTTTCTTTCGGCATTCGCTCACTACAGCTTATCCAACCATCCGGAGTCACCGGAAGCGAGAACGGCAGCACATCTCTGTGAACAAGTTTTTGCTGTGACAGGTTATCCAGAACTTTCTGTACTGCTGCATCACCGAATACACCAAGCGCATCTGCCATAACTCCTACAACCTGATAAGCCTCAGCGCATACCGTGGATAAACCATCCGGAATTACCGGAGAGTTGCCTGCCAATCTACGCAAAACAGCCTTAACAGCCTCAATACGGTCATCATCGTAACTTTCCGCCGTATCTATGCGGTCAAGCATGATGATGGCGTTATCAATATCAGGATTGCCGGTCCACTCATTACCGCGATTGGATTCGGCAGCCTGGTTGCCGCGTACTGGTTGATTCTCGGCTTTACCCTGTCTGTCGTCGCTGCATGAATGCCCTTCCAGCCAGACCAGTGCTTGTCGCATGAAATACGCAATATGCTTGCCGTGGTAATCGTCTTCATCGATGTGAAAAGCGATACTGCGGATATATTCAATTGCGTTTTCAATGGCCTCCGGCGTTATCGGTGCTGACATATTTTGATTTTGGAGTGCCAAGACGCGGCTGGCATCCTCTACGCCTTTAACTGCATCTGCGCAGTAGTTATAGCGATTGCATTCCACTAACTTCTGCTTGAGATTTTCAATTGCTTGTGCGACATCAGCCTGCAATTCCGGAACTGGCGGAGTGGCATATAACGGCACCCACTTTGGTGCTTTATCCCCGACCGAACGCTGATACCAGTCACCCGGTTTGTATTCATAAAACTCACCAACAGGCTCTGCTTCCAGCGATGCCAGCGCAATTTCATAAGCACGGCGCTCAATATTGTCTCGCACGTCCAGACTGCCTATGCGCTCTTTGATTTCTTTAATCAGTTCTTTGTCGGTTAAAGTGGTCATAAATTATGCCTCAGTTGTATCCGATTGGATTAACCGCAACAATAACGCCATCCGCGAACAAATCTTTAATGAGGTGTTCGCTCGGCTCGCCTTTTTCGTACTCTTCAATAAGGTAAGTGTCTCCATCCTCATTGATATAAACTGGAAGAATGGAACCGTTGATGAAGTAGGTTCCGTTGTTATCGAGGATTTTTGCCTCGGCGATTTGTTTTTTGGTAAAACGATCTTCTTTTTTCAAAGTTGCCATATCTGTTTCCTTATGTGGGTTAATTTTATTGTGTAGCTTCCTGAATGGGGTCCACACTATATCGATATACAGTTCAACTAACGGTTCAAATACTTTCCCCATTAGAACAGTCACTAATATTGAGGCTATTGGTATCAGCAACACGAAAAACAGAATGATAAACAGCAATTCTATTGCTCTACTCTTTCGCGGATATTCTTTTCTGAATAAAGTGGGCATTTCCTCCCCATTAAATGCGTCAATGATTTCTCCAGTGTTTTGCGCTGCACCTGAATTATCTTTAAATCCTTCTTTCATCGTTTGCTATTCTTCCTCACACCCAAGATATGAAAGAGATGTAATTGCTTTTGCACGGAAACCACCAACCTTGCTAAGTGCGCTTTTAAGTGCGTCAAGGTCAGATTGTGATTTGATCATGAAAGTTAACCGCGCAATTCCAGACATAGAGTCAGAACCATTCACTGCGTTGTAGTGATATATGTATCGGGTGACTGATTGAGTCACGCCCTCCTGCTGGTGGTTTATATTGGCGTCCTGTCTTGTGTTGGCCTGCTCCAACTCTTCGATACGTTCAGCCATCGCAGCACACTCTTCAAAGTTGCTTAATGCTTTTCGCTCCGATTCAGCGCATTGTTTTTCCAGTTCTGCTATGCGCTTACCTCCATCCGCGATTACTCCCTCGTAATGCTCGCGCTGCTCGTTGAGTTTTGATTTTGCCGACTCCAGTTGTTTTGTTAGTTCCGCAATACGGCAAACATCGTTGATACGCGTTTCCTCTAATGCGTTGATCTCATCCAGTAGTGCCAAAGCAACCTTTGGATTAAAGGCAGCAATAAATTCAGCGTTGTTTTTCAGAACGTGTTGCGCAATGGCCTGACTACTTAGTCGGACCTCATAACCACGTGCGCCACGGTGTGGTTTATATGAGTCCCAGTCTCCCCACGTTGCTTTCACTGCCGCCTCACGCAGTGCCTGATAGTTAATTTCGCTCACTTCGAACCTCTCTGTTTACTGATAAGCTCCAGATCCTCCTGGCAACTTGCACAAGTCCGACAACCCTGAACGACCAGGCGTCTTCGTTCATCTATGGGATCGCCACACTCACAACAATGAGTGGCGGATATAGTCTGGTAGTTCAGACGACGCATTTTTATTGCTGTATTGCGCTGTAATTCTTCAATTTCTGATGCTGAATCAATGATGTCCGCCATCTTTCATTAATCCCTGAATTGTTGGTTAATACGCTTGAGGGTGAATGCGAATAATAAAAAAGGAGCCTGTAGCTCCCTGATGATTTTGCTTTTCATGTTCACCGTTCCTTAAAGACGCCGTTTAACATACCGATTGCCAGACTTAAGTGAGTCGGTGTGAATCCCATCAGCGTTACCGTTTCGCGGTGCTTCTTCAGTACGCTACGGCAAATGTCATCGACGTTTTTATCCGGAAACTGCTGTCTGGCTTTTTTGATTTCATAATTAGCCTGACGGGCAATACTGCGAAGGGCGTTTTCTTGCTGAGGTGTCATTGAACAAGTCCCATGTCGGCAAGCATAAGCACACAGAATATGAAGCCCGCTGCCAGAAAAATGCATTCAGTGGTTGTCATACCTGGTCTCTCTCATCTGCTTCTGCTTTCGCCACCATCATTTCCAGCTTTTGTGAAAGGGATGTGGCTAACGTATGAAATTCTTCGTCTGTTTCTACTGGTATTGGCACAAACCTGACTCCAATTTGAGCAAGGCTATGTGCCATCTCAATGCTCGTTCTTAACTCAACAGGAGATGCTTTGTGCATACAGCCCCTCGTTTATTATTTATCTCCTCAGCCAGCCGCTGGGCTTTCAGTGGATTTTGGATAACAGAAAGGCCGGGAAATACCCAGCCTCGCTTTGTAACGGAGTAGACGAAAGTGATCGCACCTACCCGGATATTATCGTGAGGATGCTTCATCGCCATTGCTCCCCAAATACAAAACCAATTTCAGCCAGTGCCTCGTCCATTTTTTCGATGAACTCCGGCACCATCTCGTCAAAACTCGCCATGTACTTTTCATCCTGCTCAATCACGACATAATGCAGGCCTTCACGCTTCATCCGCGGGTCATAGTTAGCAAAGTACCAGGCATCTTTTCGTGTCACCCACATGCTGTACTGCACCTGGGCCATGTAAGCCGACTTTATGGCCTCGAAACCACCGAGCCGGAATTTCATGAAATCCCGGGAGGTAAACGGGCATTTCAGTTCAAGGCCGTTGCCGTCACTGCATAAACCATCGGGAGAGCAGGCGGTGCGCATACTTTCGTCGCGATAGATGATCGGGGATTCATTAACATTCACGCCGGAAGTGAACTCAAAGAGGGCTCTGGCGTCGTTCTCGTACTGTTTTCCCCAGGCCAGCGCCTTAGCGTTAACTTCCGGAGCCACACCGGTGCAAACCTCGGCAAGCAGGGTGTGGAAGTAGGACATTTTCATGTCAGGCCATTTCTTTCCGGAGCGGGGTTTTGCTATCACATTGTGAACTTCTGAAGCGGTGATGACGCCGAGCCGTAATTTGTGCCACGCATCATCCCCCTGTTCGACAGCTCTCACGTCGATCCCGGTACGCTGCAGGATAATGTCCGGTGTCATGCAGCCACCTTCTGTTCAGAGGCTTTCTGTTTCAGGAATCCAAGAGCTTTCACTGCTTCGGCCTGTGTCAGTTCTGACGATGCGCG